AACTGATATCGTTTACGGATCTTAATATTAATTCATAGAGGGGGGCAACCCCCTTTATATAAAACTTAAAAAAATGCCAGCAACATGTCAAGCCCTCGAGGCTATTTTAAAATCATGCGACAATAACACTGGGGGTATCTATGGAATATGGGTAAACCAACAGGATGAAATCGCATCCATCACTCCTACGGATCCATCTGCAGGTTTAGGATGGTCTATTACAGGTATCACTTTAGCAGGTCTTAATTTATTTGAAAATTTATACATCCGTAGAAACACATCTAACTTTACAGAAGATGCTGCTATTGACTTAATCAATGGTAGTTCATTTGTTACTGCGACTATTAACTTAATGTTTCAACGCAGAGAAGCTGCTAAGTCTCGATCTATCAAAATTCTAGGCTCAGGACAGCAGTATCTTACTGCAGTAGTATTGGATGCTAATGGTCTTTATTGGTACTTCCCTTACTTACAACTTACAGGTGTAGCTGAAGGATCAGGTACAGCCAGAGCTGATGGTTCCAAATACAATGTTACACTGCTTTCGGAAAATGAGTACTTGGCCTATGAGGTTAATATGACTGCTCCTGCATTAGCTGCTATCGGTATATCTTAATAGACTTAATACGATTAAATTTAGCCCTGCATAATGTGGGGCTTTTTTTATTTATAATTATTTACAAGCTATCCTATAATATAGGTATGATATACATTGAGCAGGGAGTTATTAATCAAATAGTTTTAACCTTAACAGAGGTCACAACTGTACCCACCCCTCATTATCTATTTGCTTTCACTAATGAAATGAATACTACTTCTAGCACTCAGCTTTTTACTACTGCAGATACTAGTTTATATCCTGAAAGATACAACTTGTTTGTACTTAATGAGCCTGTAGATATTACTTTGTTACAAGGGCAATTTGTTTATCAAATTTATCAGAGCTCAGTACCCTATGTACTACCTTTAACCATTGCACAATCAACAGGTGTAGTGATAGAAGAGGGTAGAATGGTGGTAAGTGGGCCAGTAGGAACTTCAATATACGATTAATATGGCATGGTATAACAATATATTTAAGAAAGCAGATACTACACACGAGGTGGTAGAGGGATATCAGTCATTCAGCACCCCATTTATGCCTGTTGGCCCTGGCAATCTTACACTACCTTATGTAGATAGTAGGTACAGTGCTAACATGTGGCTGAATTTTGGTTCTGACAATCTGTACCCTAGCGTGCTTGTGCAAATGTACTATGCTAGCCCACTGCATGGGGCCATAGTGGACTTCAAAACAAATGCAGTTATCGGTGGTGGCTTTGCACTTAAAACTGATCTATTAACTACTATTGAAAAATTAGAGCTTTATACTTTTGAAAGGAAAATTAATCTTAAGCATATTGTAAAGGCTGTCACTAAGCAGCTCATCATCCATAATAGGGTGTATTTTAAGATATGCTATGGTCAAGGTAAAAAGATTACTAGGATAGAGAATGTATCACCTGAGAAGGTGCGAGTAAGTGCAGATAAAAGAATGTATTTTATTTGTGATGACTGGTCCAGGAGGATAGGCATACAAGAGATTAAACCATACCATATAGCTAATACTGATTACGAGCAACTATACTGCTATGAGATTAAGTCAATTGGGCAGGACCACTATTCTTTGCCCCAGTACACTTCCTGTCTAAATTTTGCGTTTTTGAGTGGCGAGCTTTCGTACTTTGCTAAGTCTAATATCCAAAATTCTATCTTCCCATCCTTTGCTATGATGTTTCCTAAGAGGCCACAGTCTGAGGAAGAGAAGCACATGATCAAGGATACTATTGACAGGATGAAAGGTGCAGCAAATGCAGGTAAAGCTGTTGCATTCTTTGCTAACTCTGCTGAGCAGCTGCCTAAGATAGAAGCCATGCCAACTAATGGCAATGATAAGTTATTCCAGGAGGCATCACAACTAAATACTGAACAGATTTGTTTTGCTCACACTATAGATCCTATCTTAATGGGTGTAAGAACTACAGGATCATTAGGTGGTGGTGCAGACATTAAGCAGGCTTATGTGATATTTGAGAAGAATGTAGTAATGGAACTACGAAGCTGTGTAGAGCACATCTTCAACGAACTACTAACCATCTCAAAAATACCTGCAGATTTCACTATCAATAACTTTCAGGTAATAGATGAGTCAATAGTAGAGCTAGAGGGTGATGCTTCAAGGATCAATAACCTGATCAGTGCTATGCACCCTACTGTTGCTCAGAAGATACTAGATAATATGACACCAAACGAAATTAGAGCTCTAGCTGATTTACCTCCACTTAACACCCCTGTATAATGCTATATTTCATAACTGAAACTTATTTAAAGGTTAATACACCCATCACTGCAAATGTGGATGTAACAGATGTAACACCATACATAGCTACTCAGGCAGCACTAAGGATACAGCCTATACTAGGTACTACTTTTTATAACCACATGCTAGCAGCTTACAATGCTCAGACGCTTACACCTGATGAGATAGATCTAGTGGAGTTTATACAGCCAGTGATAGCTTGGAGAAGTGCTGAGGATGCTATTTTCGGCCTAACCTACCAACTTAAGAACAAAGGACTGCAGACTCAATCAGGGGACTACTCTGCAAGTGTATCACGTAATGAGGTAGCCTTCGGGATGGAGCACTATGCACAAAAAGCTAGTTTCTTTGAGCAACGACTAATAAGATGGCTGCTAACTAACAGAGCACTGTTTCCTCTCTTCATATCTATCACTAATCAGGATACAGATCTTAGGCCAATGTTCAACAACTGCAGCTGCATCACCCAATGGCAAACTACTTGCATAGGATCATGTGGAAACTTTAGAGAGAATGGATATAATAATAGTATACTGATCTTATAATGAAAGTACAGCTAGCTATTCTATTATCCTCAATTCAAAGATACATCATCCAACTTCTATCAGTGGTATCAGCTTTCTTTTTGCCAATATCAGGCATCTTATTTTTAATTGGCTTCGCTATTTTCTTAGATACAATTACAGGTATTTGGAAAGCTAAAAAACTTAAGATTAAAATTACATCACGAGGGCTGTCAGCTATTGTGTCTAAGTTATTTTTATATGAGGTGGCTGTTATACTTACCTACCTAATAGATAAATTCATTCTTAATGATATCCTGCTGCAATTCTTCTCAGTACCTTTAATGCTCACTAAGATACTTTCCCTGGTGCTTGTAAGTATCGAGGCCATCTCTATCTCAGAGAATTATAAGGCAGTGAAGGGTATAGATATATGGAGTGCACTAAAGAATTTACTACAACGATCAAAAGAAATAAAAGGAGATATAGATGGAGTTAGATCTACAAAAGATAGTACAGGAGAGGCTGGATAGTAACCAGTACAACCATGAAGAGCATCCAAAGAGACAGATATACTTACACCATACTGCAGGAGGACCATCAGCCACTAATGTGGCTAAATTCTTCAACAGCCAACCAGGTAGGGTAGCCACTGCTTTCATCATTGGTGCTAAGGGTACAATAGTGCAGTGCTTCAGCTCCAAACATTGGGCTTACCATCTAGGCCTTAACCAGGAAGTATTCACAGAGGCAGGAGTAAACTATCAAAGTTTAGATAAGATTAGCATAGGCATAGAGATATGTAACTATGGCCCACTTACTAAAAGGAATGGCTACTACTACAACTATCTAGGTGAAAGGGTAGACTATACGGAAGTAGAATTTTTAGATAAGAAGTACAAAGGTCATATATATTGGCAAAAGTACACAGATGCACAGATAGAGTCTACTCGGCAGCTGCTTGTTTACCTGTGTGATACTTATAAGATACCTAGAGACTACTATGCTAGTATATTTGATATAGACAAGAGAGCTCTGCAGGGTGATCGTGGTATATTTACCCACAATAGTGTGAGAAAGGATAAGAGTGATATCTACCCCTGTCCTAGAATGATAACAATGTTAGAAGCCTTATGAGACACTTACTACCCATTATAGTACTATCCCTACTATTTAGCTGTTCAGACGCTAAGAAAGCACAATACCACTATAAGAAGGCAGTTAAATATGGCCTAAGCATAGCAAATGATACTATTAAGATTAATACTATAGATAGTGTGGCTATAATAGTCAATGATACTATAGTATGGGAGAAATTTATAACGACTAAAGACACTATTATTAAAATCCTAGAGATGCCTAAGACCAGGTATCAGACCAGGATAGAATATAGATATAAGACTAAGGTCCTAAAGCAGGAGGTACTGAAATATAAGTACATATATAGGGAAGCTAAGGAAAAACGTAAAGAGGTGCAGCTGACTAAATCAAAAACAAATTGGATGCTTCTAGTGTGGGGCTTCATAGCAGGAGTACTCCTGTCATTCATCACTAGACTATTACTAAAGATATATTTATGATAAGACATTCAAAAAATGTTCACGAGCTTTTACTAGAAGGCAGTGATGTAAGGATAGCTATGCTATCTGATCTACACTGGGATAACCCTCACTGTGATAGGGAGATGCTGAAGAGGCACCTGGACTATTGCCTAGCTGAGGATATACCTGTAATGATCAATGGTGATATGTTCTGCTTAATGCAAGGTAGGGGAGATAACAGGCGAAACAAGTCAGACATCAGACCTGAGCACAATAATGCAAAGTACTTAGATAGTATAGTAGAGACAGCTGTGGAGTGGTTCCTGCCTTATGCATCCATCTTAAAGCTCATAGGTTATGGCAACCACGAAACTGCTATAATCAAATGGCAAGAAACTGACCTACTGCAGAGATTTGTGGACCTACTTAACTATAAGAGTGGTGCAAACATTCAAACAGGTGGCTATGGTGGGTGGCTAATCATTAAGCAATCACCTGGAGGCAAAAGCACTTCCTGCTTTACTACTAAAATTAAATACTTCCATGGATCAGGTGGTGGTGGTATAGTTACTAAAGGTGCTATTAATTTGACTAGGGCATTAGAAACTTATGAGAACTTTGATGTTTTTACAATGGGCCATATTCATGAGAACAGCTGCAGAAATGATGTCAGAGATACAGTA